CCACAACACTCGCTGAACTATTCGCACTTCTTAACGTCACTGACGCAACTGATGAAGAACAGTTACCGGCACTCTTCGATTACATCGACTCACCATTGTGGTTGTCTGCGTCCATCATCCTTATGGATGAAGTGGATGTGTTCCTCTATGCTCACGTTAAGATTGATGGTTCATATGTGCAAGCGGTGTTTGATGAGAGTGAAGAACGTGACGCGTCAGGCAAGTGGGTTGGCAATGGTGTATCATTCGCTAAGACGCAAGCGCGTGTGAGATTGCAGATACTTGGCAATCAAGCGCGCACGATGTCAGGGTTGAATAAGAACGCACCAGTGATGATCGCTATCAACAAGGTGCCACAAGGAAGTACCACACCTCCGTATTCCAAAGATGAACACAGTGCTAGCAAAGAAACACATCACTGGGAGGATATGCCGACTGCATCTGACAATGACGCTGTGAAGACGGAAGGTGCAATCGTTTACATTCAAGTCACGGGCACCAAGGATAACTTCGTTGGGTGGATGGGAACTGGCAGTGTGGCACCCGTGTTGTTGTCAATGAATGGTGTTGACCTCTACAATAAGGATGGCACGCCAGCAGAAGGTGCGCCACTTGTACCCACTGTCATTCCTGGAGGAAAAGTACCGGGTGCACCAAAACCACAGGGCATCTCAAAGAAGGTTGAAGGTGATCACACTGGACTTAACCTTAGTATTCCTGGTGTGTATGATCGTGAAGCGGCAGTTGCAAGTGCAAGAGAAGTTGGTCAGAAAATAGTGGATGCACAACTACTTGTTACAAAGGGTACTTCATCTAGTAGTCAAGATTTTGTAGATGCAGGAAAGTTAAAAGCGAATGTCGCTGCCACAATTGCCGCTAAGATGGGTGATAAGTATGATGCACAGATCATGCCTGAGGTTCGTGTACCCGGTGATCCTAATGGTGCAACGTATGCAGAGAAAAGTTTTTCAACTAAGTCAGCATCTGAACTTTTCACAAAGAATGATGTGTGGGAAAAGTACAATGCGCCAGATAGCACCACCAGATATAAGTATGTAGGTACGTTAGGTCAAACAGTTGTTGGACGTACATATGAAAATGGTGGTATTCAAAATGTAGAGACAGTGGTCACTCTTGGACCAAAGGCACTTGGCCTTGGTAAAACGGGTGTAAGAACAAACATCACCGGCGACACACCCGAAGTTGCACAAGCACAACGTGAGGAAGGCGTAAGTAGTCTTGTTCACTTATGGGCACAGTCATCAAATGATGAACACCCAGTATCACTTGCTGTTCAAAACTCTGCGGTTAAAGAATTTGGTCTTCCTGATACAAAAGCATGGGGTAAGGGTGGTTCACTTATGAAGAATGCAATTGTTCAAGTAGAGGCTGCAAAAGGTGAGGCTCTTCAAGCATTCTTACGCGCACAGTACGACGCCACACAGGAATTTTTTAAAGCGCAAGGTATCACCGCGGTGACGTTGTTTCGAGGTTTTAAATCAAGTTCCACTGCGTTAAAAGCAAACTCAGGTGACCAAGTTAAAGTACAGATGAGACCGTTATCTTCATTCTCTTATTCGAGACAACAGGCGAATAAATTTGGTGGTGGTGGACCGAACAAGGTTCTTATCGTTGGTGTGATACCAATTGAAAACATTCTCTCAACGTCTCTCACAGGTGTCGGTTGTCAGAGTGAAGCAGAAGTTGTTGTGATTGGTGGAAAGAACATCTACACTCTTGACGCCAGGGCAGGAGGTTATTAATAATGACTGATGAAGTTGAAGAATTAGAGTATGATGAGGATGATGATAATGAAGATTGGATAAAGCCATATGCCTGGGATCTTTATCGTATGGGAACACTCATCACAACACTCGACGACCTTTTCTTTGTGAATGATCTTGTTGACGCGAACCCAGATGATCAAGTTAAGTTCCTTGAAGAACTGATTGTGCTCCCGTGTTATGAAGCAGTCCCACCAGAGTTGGAGAAAGAAGTCAATGCATTCTTAGACGCACAATCAAGTCTTATCACAGTCGTGAATGTACGGGCACGTCAACAGACACTTCACACGAACGTGATTGGACATCGTGAGCCTTCACCCGTGGAGGCTGCTGCTAAGACAAATTTTGCGACCATTCAACAACAGTGGCAGAACCAGACTGATGCACTTGTGCAACAGTATTCCGCTGTGCGTGACCAACAGATTCAAGAACTCTCTGACCAGATTCAAGAAGCGGTTGACAATGGTGATGTGGATGCGCTTGCTGCAATCATGGCCGACACCACTGGTGAAGATCTTATTGCACAGCACATGACACAGATGATGGAGAACGCAATCGTCACAGCGAAGACAGAAGCGCAATCCCAGGGAGTGATGATCCCATTGATTAACACTGCGGACTTGACGAAACAAATGTCGAACCAAGCAAGTGCAGTCGCGGGTCTTATGAATCGAAGTATCTCTAACACCGCAGCCACACAAGCATTGACAAGATATGGTGTGCAGAATCTTTCGGGTGCTGAAGTTGCGGGCGCTGTGACGGAACACTTACAAGATCTTTCACCCGCGTACCTCAATGATATGTTGGGTGGTGCGTTAACACAAGCGCAAAACGCGGGACGCATTGAAGTAATGCAACAAGCACCTGGTGATGCATATAGTTCAGAGTTGTTAGACGAATCAACTTGTGAAGAGTGTGAAGCGATTGACGGGACTGAGTATGATTCATTAGCAGATGCACAATTGGATTATCCCACAGGAGGTTATTCTGAATGCCTCGGTGGACCGAGATGTCGTGGAACTATCGTGATGGTTTACGCTGAGGCTGATTCATCTGATTCTTCCTCTTAACATCCGGGTAGTCGTAACGACGATGACATGATGTGCAGAGTTCTAAGTAATCATTTCGTCGCGATGTGTAATGACGACCATCTATCCAGATGAATTCAGTTCTCCCATGGATAAGCGCAAGTTCTTTGGCAGTACCACCGCAATGTTCACACACACCAATCCATCGTTCTTTCTTATGACGTCCGTGCCATGTGCCGTATGAAAGTACATGATCATATCGACACTTGAGAGAACAGAAGTTCATCTTAAACGATTCTGATTTTGCACACGTGAAATTTTTCTTACATCGAGGACATGTCTTTGTCACACGTCGTCCTATTGTTCGATTGCCAACCTTCTTATGAAATTCTGAACTGGAATGCCAGCACAGCAATGAACAGTATTGATTCTTTGCAGGACTCTTACATGTCTTACACTTATTTCTTTTAACTGGTCCACCGCGTCGTTTTGCCCAACGGTTTATTGCTGCACATGACTTACATCGTGGTCCTCGCACAATTTGTTTTTGACAATCAAGACATTGCATAACAATTATTTTAGCGTATTACTTGACGTGTGTTACTACTTTCTGATGTGATGACCCGCTATAGTTCAACTCGATTCCCTACAAGGAGGAAGTGTAATGACTTATCCTGTGATTCCGTCGGATACTCCGAGTTCATACATCAACCCGGACCCGACACCAACCATTGAAGAATTCAATGGCACACTGGTCGCCAACACTGTTGACGTGCTTACATTTACGTTGAATCACGTTGGCGTAAAGATCACGAACATCAGTGGTGCAGCCGTCATCAACTATACGGTGGATGGTAGCACACCTGCCGCTGGGACGTCGCCGGAGTTGGCTGCTATCGCTGGTGCGTCGGTCATCGTGTCGTTCGATAGTGAAGACCTCCCAGTTGTGAAGTTACTTTCAACCGGCGTACCCACCATCGCGGTGCAGGGTCTTGATGAACTTGAACTCTTGCAGGACGACCAGACTGTGCGTGACGCTTAGCACATGTCTAACTGGGTGTCGCTTGATGCGATGGCAGAGAATGAAGCAAAACGTAATCCTCCCTACTTTGGTAGTGAGGTCAACAATCCTGACTGGACATATGAAGACCCAGCGGTAACAGTTACTCCAGGAGCACCTTCACCTGGTGAACTTTGGTTGCTTGCTGACTACGATCCTTTGTTCTACGTTGGCCTTATGGCGAAATACGGATACACGAACAATGCGTGGAAGGCAATTCAGAACGCGCCTCCTCCAATCAAACCTTACATCCCACCGCGACCTGTACCCGCATACATCAGTGGATTAGATGGAACTGGTGCTGGAGACTTCGATGGGTTGACTGCACCGGAGTTCACCTCATGAAACACAATGTAGTATCGTGTACATACATGAAGGTCATTGGGCAACCTACATTGGTGCGCGCATCGCTGTTAGCGCCTGAAGCACCTGCACCTTTACTTGCTGAACAACCTGCTCTTGTCACTCTTCCCAACGTTGAACTTCTTGAGGTTGGCGAAGACTGGGCGTGTTCAACTGGTGTGTTCACGTGGACGCTTGAAGATCTTCAATCGGCCATCGCTTCGCAAGATGACCCATTCGTTCGTACACCCATTGTAAAACTTGGACACACTGACCCAAGGTTTGATGGGCAGCCCGCGTTGGCTTCAGTTGAGAATTTACACCTTTCTCCAAATGGTCAGACTCTCATTGGTGATTTGGTCGGTCTTCCACTTTGGCTTGCACAGTGTATGGCGTCTTCATATCCACGACGTTCAGTGGAAGGTTACTTTGCATATGGAACACGTGCAGGTAAAGAGTGGCCATTTGTTCTTACTGGACTTGCTCTCTTGGGTGAAGCATACCCTGCCATCGATAGTCTTGAGGACGTGAAGGCATTGTTCAGTGGTACACCGCCTATCCTCATTCCTCTTGAAGAGAACCCATTGATGTTGGCAGGAAACCCCTCTGGGCCAGTGGTCGCTGTGCCACTTCGTGACAGGGACTTGTATGTCAATGCGACTGCACCTAGGATCGTGCAGGCCGATGTTTCAGTTGATGACATTAGGACTGCCTTTTACGACGGTCCCGCTGCATCGCCAGATATGTTCTGGTGGTGGATACGTGAGATTCGTATTGACCCCGCTGAAATTATTGTGGATGACGATGGAGGTAATCTCTATCGAGTTCCGTACACTGTTGACGCAACTGCTGAACACGGTGTTTCATTCGGTCCTTCACAGCAAGTGAAGATTCAATATGTGGATGTTGTTGCGGCAGGTCAAAGCATCCTCACAAAGTTTGGCAACCCAGTTGCAGCGGGTCGCCCACGTGTCCGCGATATAGTGAAGTTATCAAACAAGGAAGGTACCGATATGCAACTCTCCGATGAAGTTCTTAAGGGACTTGGGTTGACGCCCGAAGCAACGGAAGAGGAAGTGAACACCGCGCTCCTTGCGAAGTTGACTGCACCTCCTGTTGTGGAGCCGCCTGCGCCTGCGCCCATCACCGACATCTCGCCGATTGTTGACCCGGCCGCGCCTGTCATTGTTGAGCCTCCCGCTGTTGTGGAGATCGCTGCCGCAACGCCACCGGCGATCCCCGATGGTATGGTCCTCATTGATGCGGCCACTCTTGATGAAGTCAAGAAGGGTGCTGCCATTGCTGCATCAATGCAAGTTGAACGCAATGATGCTGTTCGCAACCGTGTTCTTGACGATGCGGTCAAGGCGGGCAAGTTCCCACCTGCGCGTCGTGAACACTTCGAGGCACTCTTGAAGGCCGACCCGGAAGGAACCACCGCATTGATTGCCGTCCTCGCCACCGGGATGATTCCCATCGAGGAACGCGGTACTGACAGCACAAGCGGCACAGAGACGGAAGGCACTGACGTGTCGGAGTACCCGGCCGCCTGGAAGCCGGGTGTCGTTGCGGCGCAGCGAGCAAATAGTTCACGAGTGAAAGTGAGTGGTGACTGATCATGCCAACCAACAGCCTTATTCCGTATTTCGATGACGCCTCCAACGTCACCTGCACGACAACGGCTGCCACCGTTGGAAAGACGTTCGTGCAAATCAGCGGCAATCTCGCATCGGACAACACCATCTCAGTCGCCACGTGCGGCCTTGGTGTGCGAGCGTTCGGTGTCGCGGAGTACAATGCCGCAAGTGGCGCATGGACAGGTGTCGTTCGTCGCGGCATCGTCCCTGTCACAGTGGGTGCAGTTGCACTCGTTGCTGGCGTCGAAGTTCAGTCCGATGCCAACGGACTTGCAATCGCTTGGACAGGTGTGATCGGCACAAGGCCCTTGGGCATATGCTGCACCGCCGCGAATCCTGGCACCGATGCGATGATCGCACTCTACCGATAAGAGGGAGAAATGAAAACACTAACTACACCACGAATCACTGAGGACATCGGTTCTCCGCTTCTTGTTAAGGGCGCACGAGGTCGGTGGGAGTATCGTTTCCCCACTGGTGAACAAGTGCCAATGGTCATGGGTGGAGCCGACCTCATCAACCCGGTCGGGAACCCGCTTGGGCCACCGTCGATTTCGGGAACGGACGTCACCATCGACATCATGCTGCAACAGCCCACACGGGTGACTGCATACCTGATGGACATCACGTTGGCGCGCTTCATCCTCGACCGCATCTTCACATCGAACGGCGGCGTCACTGGTGGCGCGGTTGTGTACGACGTGATCGTGGCCAACGACATCTTCCTGTTGCGTGATGTTGAGCCGGTTGCTCCTGGCACCGAGTTCCCAGTCGTCACGTCAGTCAGGCGTGTGCCGAAGGTCGCGGTCGTTGAGAAGTACGGTGGTAAGTTCTGGGTCTCCTACGAAGCCCGTGACCGAAACGACCAAGTGTCGTTCAGGAACGAACTTACACGACTGGGCAACACGATTGTTCGCAAGTTGAACACTCGTGCAGTCGCTGCACTCAACGCTGCCATCGCCGCGAACAACGGTATGGGTCAGTACGTGGGCAACAACTGGGAGACCGCGATTCCTCGCGGTGCAAACCCGACGCCACCGCCTCTCACACCGGGTGCCGACTTCTCCAAGCCACAGATGCTTGCGGACCAGGCTGAGTTGGGAATCCAGTACGACACGATGTTGGTGAACCCTGTGCAACTTAATTCACTGCGCCTCTTCTACCAGGACGGCCTCGAGCAGATGTTGAGTGACGCTGGGTACAGCGAACTCTACGCATCGAACCGAATCCCGGTCGGAATTGCATATGCAGTTGCCTCGGGTCAACTTGGCGAACTGCGTATGGAGCAGCCACTCATGACGGAAACCTGGAACGAGCCAGAGCGTCAGCGCGCATGGACCCAGTCCTCGGTGCGCCCGGTCATGTTCATCCAGAACCCATGGGCTGTCATGGAGATCAGCGGAATTTAATCCCAAGAGAAGCGAAAGGATGTATGGAGATGGCTATGTACAAGATTCGCCACGCACTTGCATCGTGGATGGATGAAAAGGATGTTGCACACACCGCGTTTCGTGGACAGGTTGTTGATGTCACTCCTGACACGGAAGCAAAGCGCTTGCTTGGCTACAACGCGATCATTGGTGCTGGTGACGAACTTGTGCGTCCTGGTGTTATTCAGGATCTCTCTGCTTCGCCAAGTGACGAGGAACTCCTCGCTTGGATAACGGCAGCGAATCATGTGGAGATCACTGACCTGCTTTCAACGAGGCAGGAACTTCGACCACGCATCGAGGCTGCACTTGTCAACGTGAATGTTGCGCGGGCATATGAGCAACAGCACCTCGAGGATGTTCGTCGTATCGTGGAAGGTGTTGCACCAGTAAAGCCGGATGAAGACAGTGACGCTCCTACTGGTGGATTCACCGATGACATCGGTGGTACAAGTTCAGCAGGACCCACAGGCGCTGACTACACCGACACATCACATGAAGGTGCCGATGACATCATCCTCGATCCTCCTGCTCGTGTGAATGCTGATGGCAACCCGGACAATGTCGAAACCAACACACCACTTGAACAGCCAACGGGCGGTCCCGGCGATGTTGACTATGCCGCACTGGTGCAAGGTCCTGCGGATGGTGTGGCCGGCTACATCAGCACTCACCCAGATGAAGCGGAGAATGTTCTTGCCGCTGAAACCAAGAACACGGACAACGCGCCTCGTGCAGCCATTGTTCTTGCCGCTCGTTCAGCAACGAGTTTCCGTTCTGAGAGTTGAGGTGAAACGTGGCGTCACAGTGGGCACCTAGCGTCCAAGACGTTGCGAATCTCTTACGCGCCCGAACCATCAACAAAAATGGTGGTGAGGTCGGTACGTTCAATGCAGCCACTCGGCCGAGTGACGAGGAAGTGCAAGGACTAATCGAATCGTCGTATGGTGATGTGGTTGATGCAATCGGTCAGATCACCGATGTGCCATCGAACCTTGTGAACGCTGCATCGTCAATCGTCGCCATCGGTGCAGCGATGTTGGTAGAGATGTCGTACTACCCAGAGCAAGTTGGCACTGGGCGATCACCATACGCGCAACTCGCAAGTCAGTACAAGGATAAATTGTGCAGGCTACAAGATGCAATCGTTAGTGCGGGCGGCAATCGACCAACGAACGATTATCAAAATCCTGCAGGTGCATTCGGAGGACCACCCATTCCTGCGGGTTGGATAATGCCCACATGGTAATGATTTCGATTGACGTGTTTGGTGAAGCAGCCATCAGTCGTGAACTCTTACGCTTTGGTGCGCGTGCTGCGGATGTGTCACCTGCGCTTGAAGTCATCGCCACAATGTTTTATGAGTCTGAGAAAAAACAATTCGATACCGAAGGTGCATATGCATCGGGTGGTTGGAAACCACTTGCCGAATCGACTGTCCTTGCTAAGTTGAATAATCCTGCGTGGAGTAACATGATCTTGCAACGCACGGGTGCAATGATGGAAGGTTTAACAACCGACACTTCTGACTCCGGAACGAAACACATCACGACAGATACATTGGAGATTTTGTCCACACTTGACTACCCAGTGTTTCATCAGCAACCTAATGGTCCCGGGAGTGGTCTTATCCCAATGCGAAAGCCAGTAGAACTTCCTGAAAATGTCAAAGTGGATATGGTTCGTGTACTTCAGCGTTGGCTAGTCGGTGGTGGAGGTATAACTGCATGACAAACTTTTTTCAAGACCAAGCGCACTACACTGAGATCTTTCTTGAACACAATGGCAACGGTCCTTGGGTGTGTTTCTTTTGCAATGAAGAGATTCTCCCAGATGAGAAACCACGTAGTCGTTGTTCACTTGCAGTTCATCACAAGAACCACAATCACGATGACAATCGAAAATCGAATTTGAAGCCAGCACACTGGGGATGTCATATAAGTCATCACAGGACTGGGAGTGTTAGCACGACAGAACAGCGAATGAAGATTAGCGCATCGATTAAAAAGCACTGGGAGACGCGTGATCGAACGTTTACATTAGAACATCGTGCGAATCTAAGTGAGGCTCACAAAGGTAAAGTGACTTCACCTGAGGTGCGCGCTAAGATGAGTGCCGCGGCAGTTGGAATACCTAAGTCACCTGAGACACGTGCCAATATGAGTGCAGCACAGCGTAAGAGACGGCGGGTGTCGTTATGACAATGACACTTCCACGCGCAATTTCGTTTGGCAATTATGTCACAGCGAAAGATGTTACTGATGCTGTGCAAGCAACCATTCAATTATGGAGTGAAACGTACTTAGCGGAAATGGCGCGGCACGACGGACAAGATCCTACAACGGACGGTGGACTCCTTCCTGACTTTGCATCATACCCAGACTCACTTGACCTTTCACGATTTCCTGAAGAACAATTGCCTGCATGCATTCTTGTTGTTCCCGGGACCACACAGATAGAAAAGCGTGGGAGTGGTAAGGTTAGTGCATTATGGAAAGTCGGTATTGGTCTTGCTGTGACAGGCCAAGATAAGCCAACGACAATTAAACTTGCACAACTTTACACCACAGCAGTTCGCATGATCATTCTTCAGAACCCTTCACTCGGACATTTCGCAAATGGTGTCACATGGAATCGTGAAGAATACACAGGCAACATCATCCGCGCTGATGATACAAGAACGCTGGCAATTGGCGTGTTGGACTTTACGGTGAGTGTTGATGGGAACGTTGATGTCGACCAAGGTCCTGTGGAACCGATACCAAACAACGAACCACCCACGGGCTGGGCTACAGTTGAAACGCCAAGCATAACCATTCATGGAGATGCAGTAGGAACGGAGTTGTAATGTCATCAGGTAACGTCCTAAATGTTGGCGCCCATCCAGTCGATCTTAGTGATGGTCGTGTTCTTGGTCACGGTGAGCACGCGCTCAGTATCGACTTGGACCACCCGCACAACAAAACGCAGATTGACGCCGGTCACTTAATTGTGATTGAGAATGCGCCAGTGATCACACCTCGCAATGTAGACGGTTCGACCAACGCTGCACCCGCGCCGAAAGATAAGGTGAATGAAAATGCCAGTTAACACACCTGGAGTGAATGTCATCAGCATCGCGTCCGTCACTGCACAGACGCCACCAACCTTGACCGACACAGCGTTTATCGTTGTGGAAAGTCTTCAAGGTCGCATTGATGCACCTGTGTTGATTCAGTCAATGACACAGTTCATCAACAACTTTGGCGCACGCACGCCATACAGCATTGCATACGACTGGCTCGATGCGTTCTTCAATGAAGCAGGTGGCGGTCAAGTGTATGTCATGCGTGTCACTGGTACAGGAGCAACCGTTGACACGTTCACGTTCAACGACTCCGGTGCAGCGCCATCAATCTCTGTCTTCTCCATCGGTCCCGCCGCATCGGGTTTGTCGGCCATGATTCAATCGGGTGTAACACCGAGTTCGTACAACATCGTAGTAACAGGTCTGCCCGATGGTTCGACATTGACATCGCCCGACCTCCTCACTGTGGCGGATGCGGTGAACTGGGGAGCAGCACAGTTGCTCATCCGTGTTGCGGCACTGGGTGTCAACGCACCAGCCAACCACGTGATTGCTGCACTCACGGGTGGTGTCGACAATCACGCCACAGTCACCGACGCGCAACGTGTCGCAGCACTTGCACTCATGCCCCAGGGTTTGGGTGTTGGTCAAGTCGCCATCCCAGGGTCAACGACCGAGGTCATTCAAGCAGGTTTGCTGAATCACGCACTCACACACAACCGATACGCATTGCTTGATACACCCGACACCAACTCAACATCCACACTCACTGGTCTTGCTGCCGCCGCACAAATCGATGTGAACATCGCGGCGACTGGTCTCGAGGAAGGAATGATGTTGTGCGACTGGCAACTGATTCCCGGTCTTGTACCCAACACAACCAGGGCAGTGCCACCTTCCGCAATCGTCGCTGCACTCATTGCACGAAGTGACCGTGCAGGTGGAAACCCGAACCGCGCGGCAGCCGGTGCCAATGGTCTTGTGCAGTATGCATTGGGTAAGACGCAGACCGCGGACTGGACGGATGCGCAGACCACGCAACTTGTTGCAGCGGGTGTGAACCCGTTCCGCGTTGTCTACAACAGTGAACGCTTCTATTCATTCCGCACTCTCGCAAATGCCAACACGGACCCAGTGTGGCTCATGGGTTCCGCTGTTCGTTTGCGTATGGCCATTGAAGATGAGGGCTACAAGATCGGGCAGTCGGTTCTCGAAGACCAGATTGATGGCAATGGACATGAGGCCGCGAAGTATGGTGCGCGCATCAGTGGTATCCTTGCGGGATACTACGCACTGGGCGCACTCTTCGGAAATACGTCACAAGACGCATACATCGTTGACACTGGTCCTGATGTCAACACACCCACAACGATTTCAAACAGGGAACTTCACGCAATGGTAGGGATTGTCCCTGCACCATACGCGGAGACTGTGTTCTTCGGACTCGCGGCATTCACTGTCGCACAAGGCGTATAAGGAGAGGCAATGACCACAACTGCACGTACCGATACCTGGCTCAATACCGTCACTGTTGATGGTGTTTCAATCGGGACATGGGACACACTTAAGGGTGGTGACAACGACTCCACAGTGATGAACTATCGACCTGGCGGCATGGCTGCGACCAAGGTCATCGGTGGACAAACGACTGTGTCAACACTCACTCTTGAGAAGTCGTTGGAAATCGAAACGGATTGGGCCATCATCAGCAACTTGCTTCGTGCAAGTGTTGGTGTGAGTGCGGTTATCATCTCACGACAGTTACTCGACCCAGATAAGAATCCTTATGGCGCACCATTGATTTACACAGGCATCTTGAAGCAGGTGACACCTGGCGACACTGACTCTGCGAAAGGAGATGTGCAGATGTGGGGCATTGTCGTTGTACCTGCCGGAACAATCGGCTAAGTAGTAACCAATGACAGAAAGAGAAAATAGATGAGTGACATAAATGAAGTTCCACAAACACCTGGGAAAGGCGTGTTCGGTTTTCTTGAACAACGACGACGTGAAATCGTTGATGCCCAAGTCCTTACGCTTGAAGTTCCACGATGGACAAGTCCAAAACTGTTGATTCGTTTTGGACCAGTCGATCACACGATCTTGAAGCGTGGTGCGCAGATTCAGGAAAGAGTGAACAAGGATGGAAGTAGTGCGGAAAAAATTTCCTCTACAGAAATTGATACGAATGCTGACATCCTCATCAATGCTTGCATCGAAATCGTTGCTGTGTTACCAAACGGCGAAGAGGTTGGTGTAGGACCAGAGGGGAAGCACACTCGATTCGACCCAGATCTTGCAATCAGTCTTGGGTTGCCTGAAGGTGTTGGTTCACGCGCACTGTGCAAAGAAATCTTTATCACCAGTGGTGACTTACTTCTTGCATCTAAGAAACTTGGCGAATGGTCAGGCTATCGTGAAGGTGCAGTAGAAGAAGCCATCAAGGGGGAATAGAAGACCGTCATGGCGAATGGGTCCGGGCCGCGGCGGTCGCACTCAAACTCGGATACGACCCAGTTCTGTTTCTATCGCTTGAAGGTATGGAGCGAACAGTGATGGGACTGGTACTTGATGAAGCGGCTCGGATGCATTCGAGAGACGAAGAAAATCGTATGGCGGTAATGCGGAATGCTGTGCAAGAAGGTGTAGTGCGAGCGTTCGGTGGAAAGTAAAAGTGAGGTGATCCCGTGTCGTCATTTAACGAAATCGGAATCCGCGTCTCACTTATCGGTGGCAAGGAAGTTGCAGTTCAAAATGCCGCCATTGCTGGTTCAATTGATGCCATAGGAGTTTCGGCAGACACTGCCGTTCCGTCACTCGCTACACTAAGCGGTGGTATGGATATGTTGTCCGTGTCAGTTGGTGGCGTGACAACAATGGATGCTGCCGCGAACACAGAGTTCCTTCGATTGACGGGTGCCACAGACGCACTCATATCATCCAACGCTGGCCTCATAGCGTCGAATGACGCACTCATGGCGAACACAGTCGAGGTTGATGCAAGTATCGCGGCACAGACAACAGAATTAGGTTTCTTGGATAGAGGCCTCTTCAAAGTGGGTCTTAGTTCAGAAGCGATGCTGGGAAAAGTTCGTGCTGTAGGTAAGGGTCTTGCAATTGCATTTCTTGCTGCGGGTGCAATGGTTGCGTATGAATCAGCGAAGATGTCAGTTGACTTCACAAAATCAACTGCATCCATTGCCGCGAACGCGAATATCTCTGTGGGTGCTGCAGGTGATATCACAAAAGCGTTCTTAACCACCGCGGGCAGTATGGAATTCAACGCACAACAAATGTCGACTGCATACGCGCCCGTCGCTGGTCAATTAAGCACAGTCACCGGTCACGCACAGACCACTGGGCAGGCAATGCAGTTCATGCACGTGTCCATGGGATTGGCTGATGCATCGGCAGGTGATCTCACTGCCACCACTGCCGATTTGTCCAGTATCATGCAAGTG